TAGTCAAGTTTCCCAAGACGGTCAAGAACCGTAAGGGCGCGGCATAAGTCTTCCGACACATTGAGAACCCCGTTCTGGTCTCCCTTGAGAGCACCCTTATCGACAACCTTCTGGATACTGGGTCTGTACCAGCTCGGGACATCGTTCAGAGTTTTGTAAGTTACCACTTCATCGTCATCCTCCTTTCCAGCAGACTTGTTGTACTCTCGTGCATCAATGACCCAGTAGTAAGCAGCCTCGTTACGGAAGGTGTTCATGTCACCCTCGACACGAGTGGTCTTAGTACTCGCAGGGTCATTGATGTAAACCTTACCATCAGCCCACCAGACCACAACAAAATGACCACTGGAAGTCCAGTTGCCCTTCTTCATCAAGGTGATGAGGTAGTACCCCTGTTTAAGGAGTGCAAGGGCTTTGTCATGGACGCTGGAGTTAGGCTTATGGTAGGTGTTCTCCCAGCTCAACTGATAGCAGTGGATACCGAAGTAGGCAAACTGAGGTACAAAGTACGAGTAGTATGTACCCTGTTTGACCGCCTTGTATCCATGCTGAAGAGACCATTTACAAGCATCCTCCGGGGTAAAGGTCTTGCCAGTAAGGGTCTCAATCAGCATAGCTGCCGCCGTCGGTCCGCAGCCAGAAGCACCGATAGTAGTGGACTCACCCTTGGCGGAGTAATCTTTGTTCTTCCACCGAGGGTCTGTTTGCAGATAGGAAACAGGTTTCTTATTCATTTTGAGTCCTCCTTCATTATATATCTTTCATTCGGAAAAGTAAAGCCCTATTTTTCGCTGATGTGGGGGATAGCGTAGTCGTCTTCCACGGACTGAGTAGCAGCCTCATTCACGAGGGTGAAGTACTGCCCCACGACCTCGTGCGGCAGATACTGCAAGACGATCTTGCCGCCCGCGGCCTCGCCCGTGCGCTCGCACAGGTACGTCTTGCCGTCCTCGCTGTCGAGGTAATACTTGCCGTACTCGTACTCCATACCGCGCGAGGCGGGGATGGGGTCATCCTGCGTGCCCGCGTGCTCCACGTCGACCACGACCCACAGCGCGGGCGTTGCGGCGGGGTTCCAGCCCTCCTGCGAGGTGTGCGCCTGCTGGCACTTGTAGAGCTTGTCAGCGTCGCCCACGCGGTCGCCCACGGCGTAGCTGACGGGGTACTCCCACGCGGGGAACAGCTCGACCGCCTTTGCCGCCTCGCCGTCCGGCAAACTCACCGCTGCCGCCTCGATGACGGGGCGCAGCTCCGCCGCGCGCTGCGGCGTGATGCTCTGTCCGACCAGCGCCGTGACGGTCGCCGCCGAAAGCTCAGATTCCGTGGGCTTGCCCATCTTCACGCTCACCGTGCCGTCGCGGTAGTCGGTGATGTCGCCCGCGAGGCTGTACTCGCTGTTGTCGTACTCGGTTACGACCTCTTCCGTCTGGCCGGTCAGCATACCGTTCTCGTCCAGCACGTCGCGCTGCTCGCGCATGACGATGCTCCACGGCGTGCCGGAGGGTAGCAGCGCGAGCGCATCCTCGTAGCTCATGGTCAGGTGGATGGTTTTGGTATCACGATCGCCCCAGTCGCGGTCTTTCAGGTTTCCGTTGACCGTAGCCGGATACTCCGTGTCGTTGATTTTTACGTAGATGCTCATAAATAAACTCCTTTATGCGATGATGTGCATGTCGGCGTCGACGATAGTGTCAGCAGATAAAATAAACGCTGGACGATAGCCGTAGTCATAGTTGCCGCTCGAACTCGTTTCTTGGCCTGTAGTGGAGACCCATCTCCACCCGTTGTTGCTAATTGTTCTACTCCACCAACTAACAGCATTTCCGTTATAGCGTGCAATCCTGTCTGCATTATCTTTTCCGATAAAATAGGAAAGCGTCACGCCATCCACGGTTCCTATAGTATCCATTGCAAACCCGGCTTCGATTATTGACAGAAAAAATGCCCGCCGCTGTAGGCCGTTTGCTCCAGAGTGAGACGTCGCGAATCCGAGTTCATCGCGGGCTATATAGGGGATTTTTACAGTTTTTACAGAGGCGAGTAATTCGGAAGAAAACTTCCCAATAAACGTGGTATTCAACCATGTATCACCAACATCGTCCGGGTAGTAAAAAGTAGTGCCCGATGCAGCTATTTTACCAAGTGCATAGATATCTTCGGTCATGACCCAAATGCCGTTACAGCTTGCATCGTACATAGACCCGGGTAAGCCCTTATGCACAATTCGCAAGGCTGTTGCTTCGCCATCAATTTCCCCGTATATAATTGACCCAACAGGAAGGTCGGAAAGCGGTGTTGTGCTACCCGGAAAAATAATTTCAACCCCTGTGCCATCAATTAGTGTTTTCCCTTTTTTTACGTCGTAGCCAACGCCGTTAACAAGACAGCGGCTCCCGCCTTGAATGCTGTATATGGTTCCATCAATCAACACCCTATGTGCTTCGGAATTTTCCGGTCCAGCGGTAAACGCACCTGTTCCTGCATTAGCATAGAACGCGCTGTTGGTGTTGTCCCACAAGCCAATAGTGCCCGAAGCGTTCTTGCAAGGGATAAAGTCCCTGATAAGCGTTCCGTTATCATATATCCGGCAAGAATAGAGTTTGCCGGACACATAACCTTTTCTGGCGTTTGCGGAGTTTAGGCAAAGCAAATAAAGGTTGTAGCCTGACTGGAATGTTTGTGTAGGATGTGTAACTGTGTAGCCTGCGACGGTGGTAACATTTTTATTTTTGTCAATCGTGCGTCGTCCCGTGCTTGATGGACCAGTGATTTGAAGTCGACTTGTCCCGTAGTCGCTGTACCACAATTTTGCGGAAATTCCATACTGACAGTACACGCCAAAGCTCTTGTTGTTCGCAGCCTGACGACCATCGAAAAACCAGTCGTCAACGCCGTTATCTTTCGGATTGACATCCATCACGACACGTGTATCCTGATTCGGCTTGAACCCCGTATCAATGTACTGCGTCCCCGTGCTCTCGATATACTCAAGCCTTGTATACCCGCTTGGTAAGCTCATCGCCGCACCCCCTTAGCCGTAAACCCAGTTGATGAAGCCATTCTTAGTAGGTGTGGTCTCCGTGCTCACAAGGTTTTGCTCAGAGATGTTCGATGACCTTATAGGGTGGGTATAACTATATGTCACCGTCCATGTTGTCGAGGTAGGGTCGGGATCGTGTGCATAGGCGATATCAAGGGTCATATAGAATTCTCTATACTGGCCAGCAAGCGCTGGGATTGACGCCCCGTAATTCAAGTGCATAACAAACCTAAGAGTTGTATACTGATTGCTATCGGTGCCCAGCATCAATTGAGACATTTCGCCCAGCGATATAGCTCCAAGGTTTGCTATGACAAGGGCTCCTCTCTCAAAAGCGCTTGCAATCTCTCCTTGGGTTTTATCAGCTTCTATGGTGCTCGCAGTAAGGTCCATTAAGTCGAAGCAAACTTCAAGGAACTCCTTCGGGTGCACATGGTCGCCCCTTGCAAACGTCTCCTCTGTGCCCGCGCTGGCTGTCCCCGCCGCTTTTGGTGTGGTCGTGGATGCAGAGGGAGAAGAAACCGTCACCGCGCCCGTCTGCCCGTTGACGCTCGTCACGGGGTAAGGCGGTGGATTGCTCGCGCTGTACTGCTTGACGTTATCCACGTTGCCGAGGCCGACCTCGCTCTTGCTGTAGCTCGGCTTGCTCGCTGCCTTTGCCCACGCGGGCACGGTCGGGTCGGTCTCCGTGTAGCTCTGCAACGCGCTGTCCGCCTTGCCCAAACTCGTCTGCACGTCGCTTGCGAGGTCGGACTTGGCCACCGTCGACTTGAACGCCAGACTGCCGAGGTCGCTGAACCACTTCGCGATCTTGCCAAACAGCACGGAGAGCTTTTCGCCCGTCGCGATGTTCGCCCGCGTCGTCGCCGCCGTGAACTTCGCTGTGACGCTGCTGCCGTCGCCCGTCTTGTCAAGCTTGCCGGAGATGTCCTGATGCTGTGTCAGATAGCCGCTGTCGTTGGAGAGCTGCGAGGTCTTGGTCGGGATAAGCCCGCGAATGTACGGGTGTGCTGCCTCGCTCTCATTGTGCGCCTTGATCTGCGCGGAAACATCCGGCGTGGGGATTGCCCCGATGGCGTCATCTACGTAAGCAAACACGTCCTGATGCTTCCCCTGCGGGTCGTACACATTTGCCAGCATATCGCCCGTACCCGCACCTGCTTGACCGCGGCAATATCCCGCGTCGTAGCTCGTGCCGTCCGAGAGCGTGACAATAAGATGGTAGTCGCTCTGCCGGATGGTGATGCCGGTAATGGTAGGCGCGTCCGCGCCGGGATTGCCTTGCGGGCCGGTGGGGCCTTGCGGGCCAGTTGCGCCTGTCTCGCCCTGTTCCCCCTGTGGGCCGGTCGCACCTGTCGCGCCGGTATCACCCTTTTCACCCTGAATACCCTGTTCGCCTTGTGGGCCGCGCGGGCCGGTATCGCCCGTCTCTCCCTTATCGCCCTTTTCGAGCACAAGGTTTAAAACCTGATTCGGCGCTGTGCCGGTGATGGTGGCGCTTGCCACCTTGCCGGACGTGACCGTACCGATTTTCAAAGTGTTCGCGGGGCCGGTATCGCCCTTCTCGCCCTGAATGCCCTGCTCACCCTTCTCACCCTGAATGCCTTGCTCGCCCTGTGGGCCGGTATCCCCTGTCGCGCCGGTATCACCCTTTGCGCCTTTGTCACCCTGCGGGATGCCGAGCGCCAGCGTGCCGGTCGACTTATCATAGCTCGCCGTTGCGTTGCTCCCGGCGGGCAAAGTGGTCACAGTGACCTTTACGACACTCAGGGTAACAAAGTTCAGCAGCGTTTCGCCTAAAAGGCTTTTAGCCTCGCCGTTCTGTTCGAGCACGAACCGATCCGCTTTGGTGATCTGCGTCGCTTGGGTGAGGTCGGTAATTGCTTTGTCAGCCATTGGCGGCCTCCTTCATTTTCTTTTCTCGCTCTTCCTGCTTCTCACGTGTCTGCTCGCCCTTGATGCGCTCCACGTCCTGCACGAGCAAAGAATACGCTCTGCGCAGTTCATTGCGCGCCATGTACATCTTGTCCGTTTCGGATGCGGCGATAAGCACCGTGTCGAGGATATCGAATGCTTTCATCATCGTCTGCATTGCCTGTTCTTCCATATCAAACACCTCGTTTCCATGTCGTCCCTCCCGTGCAGACCCACGGGATGCCTTTCCGCCAATAGGTCGTGTAGAGCCATATGATGCCGTGATTGTAGCCTGTGCCGTTGGGGGATAGCCACACGCGTCCGCTCGTGTCCTCCGTCCACACGGCATACAGCGTGTGACTGTAGCCGGGAGAGACGGTCGTGCCACTGTATAAGATGATCTTCGCTCCCGCGCCGTAAATGTTGCCCGTGCCTGCCGAGTTGAGCGCCCAACCGGCGAATACATATCCGGGCCGCGTCGGCGTGGTAGACGGCAGATAAAAGGTCACGTAGCCCGTATTGTTGGTCTCGCTTCCGTACTGCGTGCTCGGCGCGCCGCTGCCGCCGTTGGCGTTAAAATTGATGTATGCGTAATATGTCTTTGCTGCGGGCGGGGCCGTGGTAAACGAGCCGTTGTCCTCGTAGCTTGCTGTGCCCCAGCCACCCGTGACGCGCACTTGGAGCTGGCACTGCCAGTAATACGTTGTGTTTGGGTCCAGCCCCGTGATCGTGCCGGAAAACGTATTGTAGCCGCCGCTCGTCTGCGGGGATTCAAAGTAATACGACGCATTGCCAAGCACAGTCAAGTAGATGCGCTTGCTGTAGCTGTAATCGGATGCGCCGCCGGAAAATACACCGCTGACGTATGCCCGCGTCCCGTCGCTCGCATCCGGCGTGATAGTTACACTGAACGTCGCCATTTAGCTCACCAACTGGATGTATAGCTGCCCCGCCACGCCCGTACCGCTCGGCGCGGACGGGCCAAAGCTCGCTGTAGCCAGACACAGCGCCGCCGAGCCGAGCTGTACGAGGCCGCTCTGCACCGTGATGCTTCCGCCCGTACCGGCCTGTAAAAAGATATTGCCTGCGGGCTGTATCTTGATACCTCCCCACGTGGTCGTCATGCCCAAGCCCACGCTTGTAGTCGTGTCCGCCAGCGTAAAGCCGCCAATCGTGTTGTTGCTGCCGTCTTTCAGCGCGATAGTACTGCCCCGCAGTGTGGATGCTTCCACGCCGAGCGCATAGATGTAATCCGTCGTAACCGTGCCGTTGATAATAGTGGTTACGCCCTGTGCTGTCTGATAGCCGCTGTCATTGTATAGCTGGCTCATGCTGGTCGGAATGTCGCTCGTCTCCGCTACGGAACTTGGCAACTGCCCAATGGTCAGTGTACCTGTGATGTTTGCCGAGCTGACTTTGAGCGTGGTCGTCTCAATGCTGCTGCCCTTGATACGCGTCGTGCCGCTTTGGTCCGTGATGGTCACGCCGTCAATGGTGGTCTTCAGCTCCGTGTACTTGCCATCGATCCCCTCGACCTTGAGCATGATCTCCTCGCTGGTCTTGGCGATCAGCGACCGCGCCTTTGCCATGTTGCGCTCGATCTGCCGCTGCGTTGGCGACTTGTAAGGGTACTCGTCGTCGATCTCGTCCGCGTCCGGCGCGGAGATATCAGCTCTATACAGAGCATCAAATTGCAGGTTCTGCTCAGCAATGACTGTATAGATACCGCCGATTGTAATACCATCACCAAGCTCAGCCGCCGGATCAAGCAGAGCATTCCTACCCTCATAGGAACGCTGTACATAACCCTCAGTCTGAGACAAGATGTAGGCCGCCATAGCATCTGTACCGTCAGGATTGACTACCGACAGAGTCTTACCATTAGGAATGTTTGTAGAGGAGGCTTCAGCAAGGACGTCCCCGTTATCATCAAGGATCTCGACCTTGTTGATGGGTAAGGACTCAATACCGGGGAGTAGGGTCTCTACTTGAGAGCCAAGAAAAATCTTGTCCATTCAGCACCCTCCTTACACAATGATCCTGTCTCCACCAAAAGTAATTGCTTCCCCAACATTAGTGATGAGGTAAGAAGTTTCTTCTGGGATGGAGTTAAGACCGACTAAGAGCAGTTTACCTTCATCAGAAATGATCCAGTTACCAGCATTAGCAACAGCGATTCTTTTAAGGACTTCTCTCATGGTCATGTCACCAGCCGTGTCCACAGGGTATTGTACCGGGAACGCTGTGTTCAGTGTGGTACGGCTGTCAACTGCTACACCCATGCGGTCAGCGATGTCGTTGACTGCGTCAACCACGGGCATAGGCCACGTCTGGGTATCATAGGTGGAATCAAGCCAGACCTCTTCGGCCTTGAGCATTGCATCGTAGCCATGCACGGTCATGACTCCAGTAAGCCGGTCAGTTTCTCTTGTCGAAAAGAAGAACACACCCTTGGGGATCCATTCACTTGCCTGAGTACCAAGTACAAGTCTTACAAAGACCTGGATCTTAGCCTGACGAGGAATGGAACCCTTGGGATAGATCTCCACGTCGATCTGTCCGGCTACGGCGTTACCCACGCCAAAAGTGCTATACAGACTGTTCGGTACAGACAGGGAGACAATGTTTCCCATGCCGTAGTCTGTACCAGCGATGGTCAGTTTGATCTCCTTGGTATGGTTGGGATTGCTGAGTAGCTGCTTGTACAGCGCAGTCGTTGTATGCATCTACTCACCTCTCTTCCAAGGAGAGAGTGCCGCCGTTCCAGTACTCCAAGTCATTGTACTTGAGTGCAGTATCATACGGAATGTAGCTGACCCTCATGCTCTGGATAACCTCACCATAGTGAGGACTCTCGTAGGTAACTTCCATTACGGTCTTACGAAGCATATAGCTGAGGGAAATGGCTTGCTCTCTGGTAAGAGGTAAAACCTTTGCAGACCAAGTACTCTTCCAGCGGATAACCCTGTCGTGAGTAACGCCGTCAAGGGTCTGTACCTGAGTTGTAGTAACTGGCTTGGCGTCCACATGGACAGTCTCTTCATCAAACCAGCTACTAACGTCAACGCCATCAAATTTTAAGATCATCCGTTCGCCCTCGCTTCCTGGAGCTGCCTCTTAGTAACCACCTGAGTGATCTTCTTACCATCAAGATAGATGGGACTGACCACCGTGATGTCACCAGAAGTGCCCTTGTTCTTAAGAGCCTCGATGAGCTCGTTGGTTTCCTGTTTGGTCCAGATGCTTTCACCCTCATGGACTCTGACATCCATGTCTCTGGGGACATAGTCCAGACCACTTGCGTAGGAACCCTGTCTGTTACCACTAAACCCGCCACCACGGCCGGAGCTCACCTTGCTGGACTCAGTGTTCCAGAGGCTGACCTTTTCCTTAATCCAGTTGACAGCATCTGTAACCCAGGATGTAATGTTGCTCCAAACGGACTTGAGGCCATTCCACAGGGCAGTAAAGATGTCCTTACCGGCCTGTAGCATGGACGGGATAAGGTTTTTAAGGATATTGACAGGATCCTTAGATGCCTGAGAAAACCAACTCTTAATGCTGTTCCAGATCTCCTTAAAGACATTCAGTAAGCCTTGGAACAGGCTCTTACCAGCACCCCAAAGCTGAGCCGTGATGGTAACAAGTGCATTTACAAGACCATTAAGGAACTCAGAGAAGAACTTCTTAATGAGGTCCCAGATGGTAGCACCGATGTCTTTAAGGTTTTCCCAAGCTTCTTCCCAATCACCCGAAAAGGCTGCTGCAAAAGCTCCAAACAGATCAGAAATGATCTTGAATGCGCTCTCAAACACAGTCTCAATAGCTTGCCACGCAGTCTCCAAAATGGTTCTAATGCCGAAGAGGTTGTTCTCCCACAGCATAGTGATGAGATCAAGCGCAGCAGAGATAATTTCGCCGATGCTGGTAAAGATCTCCGACGTGTACTCTCTAATGTTGCCGAAGTCAGTTACCCACGCAGCCGTAAGTGCAGCCACAAGGCTGATCACAATCCCTAACGGACCAGTGAGCAGACCAAACACAGCAGCCAATCCGCCCGTACCACCGATCAGGCCGATAATGGCCGAGATGGACGTAGCCATCTTACCAAAAATAAGAAGCATCGGTCCAATAGCAGCCACGATCATACCGAACGTAAGGATAGCCTGTTTGGTATCATCGTCCATGGCATTGAGACTGTCAACGAATTCAGTAAGATGACGTACACCCTCAGTCAGAGAGGGCACGAGCATCTCACCGAAGGAGATTGCCAGACCTTCCAAGGCAGAGCCAAGGATGGTAAGCTGACCACCAAGGTTATCCAGCATGGTATCAGCCATGTCTTGAGCAGTACCATCAGCAGCATTGATAGCCTCCGTGAGCTTGTTGAAGTCGGCCTCGCTTGCGTTAACAATAGCCAACAGACCAGACATACCCTCTTTACCAGCAAGATTAGCTGCTACCTCTGCTTGTTCAGCCTGACTGAGCTGACTGAAGCCATTTCTCAGGTCAACCATGACCTCGTTCAAGGACTTCATGTTGCCCTCATTATCGGTAAGAGAGACATTCAGTCTTCTCATAGCCCAGTCCATATTGTCGGTCGGATTGACCATGTTGGTAAGCAAGGTTCTAAGTGCTGTACCAGCCTGAGAAGCCTTAATACCACTGTTAGCCATAAGACCAAGAGCGACAGACGTGTCTTCCACGCTGTACCCAAGAGAACCCGCCACAGGTGCTACATACTTAAAGGACTCACCCAACATGGATACGTTAGTGTTAGCACTGTTAGATGCAACTGCAAGCACGTCAGCAAAGTGAGCGGAATCCTGAGCCTGAAGACCAAACGCCGTAAGTGCATCAGTTACGATGTCAGACGTAAGAGCCAGATCTTCACCAGATGCAGCGGCGAGGTTCATAATGCCCTCAATACCGTTGAGCATATCCTCAGTCTTCCAACCTGCCATCGCCATGTAGGTAAAGGCGTCTGCAGACTCAGAGGCCGTGAACTTGGTCTGAGCACCCATCTCTTTAGCCTTTTCTCTAAGAGCATCCAACTCATCACCAGTTGCTCCAGAGATGGCCTCAACCTTTGCCATAGAGCTGTCAAAATCAGAGGTCATCTTGACAGCCGCCGTACCAATACCCACAAGGGGTAAGGTAACAGATTTGGTGAGACTTGACCCAACAGAAGTCATTGCACTACCCATGGCTGCAAACTTGTCACCCACGGTAGAGCTCTCGTCCTGGAAGGTCTTCATTGATTTCATGGCTTTGTCGAACCCAGACTCAAAGCCAGAAGCATCAAGTAACAGGTATCCTACCGCAGAGCCAACATCAATCATATTCTCACCTCCAGTTATTCATATTGAGCATACAAGTCAGAGAAGCTGGAATACTGCCGGTTGAATGCTATCTCGTCGCCAGCATCCAGCCTCCCTGCAATGAACGCACAGGCCTCATCAAAGCAATAGGCCGTGTAATCATCGTCTATGCTCAGCAGCTCAGAGGGACGCCTCCTGTACCGCTGCGCCATCGACAGGACGTTCATAATGTTTGGACTGGACACGAAAGGAATCCAAAGCCTGAACTCCCTTCTGGGTATACTGAAAGATGAACATCATCTGCTCATCAGTCAACTCCACGCCAGCGTCCTTAATCTGCTGGTAGGTAGGCTCAACGAAGCAAGCCTCACAAATGACATCCAGAACCTTGAAGAGATCCTTCAGAGCATTGTTGTCCTTGTCGTTAATACCCTTACCAACAAACAGGCTGTTAGCCTTGGTCAGCAGAGCGTTAGGGATCTGTCCAGACTTTGCAAGGACAAGCATAGAGGGACGCTTAATGCGTGCCACAAAAGGCTGACCCTCAGCAAAGTCAGGGAATTGAACCACCTGACCACGGGAATACTGAGCGAGCTGCTCAATGCTTGTAATTTCGTTCATGATAGTCCTCCTTGTACTTGTAGCTCTTACGAAACACTGGGAAGCTCGTCCATATAAGAGATCTTATAGGGGGCTTCACCAGTGTTGGGGGCGGAATTGATGGTGTACTCCGGGGCGCGGAATACGTTGTCCTCGCTGCTGAGCGCGACAGGCGTACCCTGACAGTTCGGATATTCGATCTTCTCGTAACCTGTGCAGAGACCAGCAGCATTATAGATAGCCGAGTAGGCACACAGAACAAAGACCTCACCCTTGTCCTTAGAACCTGCAACAGGCGGCGTATAGGAGCTGACGCCAAAACCAGCATCAGTGTCACCCTCAGTGGTCTTCTCTTCACTGGTCCAGTACTTGACCGTACCACCCTGAAGAATCTTGACGACCTCAGGATTGAAGACGTTATCCGTGAGCGTGATAGTGTTACCGGTGAGGGTCGTAGTGGTAGGCTTCTGAGCGATGAGAACACCCTTGACCACCAACTTGACCGCGTCCTGAGTGTCCGTCTGAGGACTGACCGCGATCTTGGAGGAAGTGTTCAAGCCGATCTCAGCGCCGTTGCTTGCCTTACTCTTGATGGTCACAAGGGACACATCAATCGTAGGGATCTCATGACCTTTCTTGAGAGCCATATTGTACCTCCTTGTTAAATGATTTGTCTGTAATTTTTGTACTGCACACTGACCATGTGACCCTTGATAGTGTCATCGTAGAATGACTGGGTCTGAGTGTAGGTCGGCTTAATCATAGGGACAAGACCTTTCATGGCTTCCTTTACCTGTTCAAGGAAAGGCTCCAGTGTGCTAAAAGCATCCTTAGGGACGTAGCACATGATGTCGTAGTAAGTGATGGTGCTGGAAAAGTTGAGATATTTCGTGGTAGTTGCATCCTTTACCACAACATAAGGCTCAGTACACTCCCCTTGATGCTGAGTAGGGTAATACACCTTGAAGCCAGACTTCTTCAGGTGTAAGAAGATGTCCTGGATACGGCTCTGTGCCATAATCAACCCAGCCTTTCAAGGAGATTTTCAAACCCTGTCATGATGTCGTTGGAGTTGGCAAGGATCGTCGGCTGAATGATAGCGAACCGCTTCTCATTAGCCAGCTCAAGCCAAATACCGTAATCTACGCCATGGGACAGAGTTAGCTTGTAGACGCTGGACTGTTTTGTAACGTCACAAGTCAGGCGCTGACGAGCGTGACCTGTACGGTCAGTCCAAGGTCGGTGTTCTTTAGCGTAATTTTGGAGCTGGAGGGCTGCCGTCTCTGCATAAGCCCAGATGGCAGACTCTCCTCTATCCTCGAATTCCATCAACCCAGAGAGTAAACCCTCTGCATCCAGCTTGAAGGCCATCTTAGCCCACCTGCACTTCCTCTAAGGAAATGTCAGCGATAATGTTGGCCTCAGCCAGATTCTTGATCTCACCGATGATGTACTTCTTATCATTGTAGGTAAGAGTATCCTTGTGCTGTAAGAGCTCTGCGCTCTCCCACAGACAAAGGATCATCGGGGAGGGCTTCCTACGGGTCGTGGAACCATCAGTGGCGTTCTTCTGAAGATAGGAAGTCGTTTCGTGATATAGCCCCTTGCAACTCACAGTGGATACGACCACACCGTTAGGCTCACCAAACTCATTCTCACCCTCACGCTCGAACACAAACCAGTTACCCAGAGTATTGATGGCTCGCCGAGTCTTGTTAAGCTGAAACGCGCTTGCGTACAAGTTAACCGCCTCCTTTGAGTACTCCGGAATTGTTTGGCCTGTACCGAGCAGCCAGACGACGGAAGTATTTGGAGCTGTCCCCAGTACTCAAACCAGAGACCTGAAGCTCCGTGTTCTCAGCCTTAATGAGCAGACACTGGTAGGCTGTGAGACTGTAATCTCCGCCGTTTTCTCTTAGGTAGAACTCCAACTGTTCATCCGTGAAGAACGGGATGTCACTTTCCCGCAGTACAATCTTCAGATCTTCCAAGCTGCTCATAGGAGCCTCCTTAGTTCTTCAGATGCTCACGGATGATGCCGCGCAGCTCCTTCTTGGAGCGGATGCCCTCACGATTGAGACCAAGCTGGTCGGCGTAATCACAGAGCTCATCGTAGCCAAGCTCACTGAGAGGGACTTCGGAGTAGTCAACGGACTGCTCCTCGTCATCCTCAGACTCTTCCGGCTCAGACTCCTCAGAGTCCTCTTCCTCGTCCTCCTGCTGACCCAGATGAGGCAGCCGGAAGTCGTCGGGGGTATTGCTACCCCCATCGGCTTCGGTACTCAGAGAGGATCCTTCGAGGACGAATCCGGCCGGTTTGAACATGGTCTCGAATGCACTCTGGGAAACATCCAGAGTAATACGACCATTCGTAATGCGGATCATCTCGATAGCCTCCTTATCAGCCCTTCTTGACGTCGAGGATGTAAACGCTGTCTGCGGACTCGAACGACGGCAGACAGATCATCGTGACCTTGGTCTCGACGTTGACAGGGTCAGCTTTCTGGATGGTGGTAACAGCCACACCCAGATCGGTGATGGACACGTTGGCGACCTTGCCACCCATCAGATCGGACTCCTCGGGGGTAGTACCGAACCACGTGTTACCCAGAGTACCCTCGGGGAACAGAGTGACCACATCGTCAGGGACGAACTGAGTCGCCGTACCAGCGTCGTTCTTGTAGCGCTTGCCATAGACGATGAGCTCCAGGCCGAGCTCGTCCATGAGATACTGACTCAGGCGGGCGTCAGACAGCGCCGTGACCTGACCATTGGACAGAACGAAGATGGACTTGATGATCTTCTGGTTGACACGGAGATAGCCCCAAGTCTTACGAGTGCAGACGCCGCGAGTGGGACGGACGCCGGTGTCATCCTCGATCTTGTCCATAGCGTTGCGCATATCCTCGATCGGGTCAGAGCTGGTGTCGGACCAAGAGGTGTCAACCTCGGACTTGTGCGCGGAGGGGATACCGTAGTCATAGCTGTACGCCTGACCGTTAGCGGTGATGGCGATAGCGCCAGTGGTGAGAGCCATCATGCGCATCTGCTCACGACGGGCACGAGCACCCTCCAGGAGATGCATTTCGTCGGCAAAGACACGGTTCATGACGGAATCAATGTATGCCTGATTGCCGGTCTCGAGAACCATGTTGAGCTGCTGACGGAGCTCTTCGTCGATGTAAGTGCTCTCCTTGAAGAAGGGCATTTCGGTCTCCAGCTTGTCGAAGCCGATACGCGGACGGGGCACAGCACCCACATCAAACGCAGAGGGCTTGAGGACGACGGGCAGACCGTTCGCACCCTTGATCCAGTCGAGCTTCAGGCCGAGCTTCTTGTCGGCGGGGAACAGCTCCTCACCGAGGTAAGGAGGCATATCCTGAGTATGCTCTTCCCAGTAAGCAGTGAGCTCAGGAGCTTTGACGAGGTCGAAAATAGTCATTGTGTAGTTCTCCTTTCTTACTTACTTGAGGAACTTGATGGACGGCATTTCGCCCTGACGGGTAGCCGTAAGCAGCGCCACCGTGGTAGCGTCGATCTTGTTCAGATCAACGAAGCCCCAGATCAGCAGCGTACCGTTGGTGTCACCGTCGGTAACGTCGACATCATGCAGCAGCACACCCGTAGCGGCCTTACCATTGGAAGGGCTGCCAGAGCCAGCCGTGTTGTCGATAGCCTTGACAAACGCAGTGTTACGCGCCGTCAGGTCACCAGACAGGGGAGTGCCAGCGGGAACGATCTTGCGACCGTCACGGGTGACGGAATAACCGTCGTCG